AATACAATTGTTGGTGCAGTTGTATATATTTTATCTGCTAAACCTGCTAGAGATACAGATGCAATTGATGTTGCATTTGGATTAGCTGCTACTGTAGCAAATAATGATGTCCAACCACCACCTTCAGTGTTAATTGTTACATTATCAACATCTAATCTTCCATTTGAATCTATACCTATTGTAACAGTTGGTGCGACTCCACTACCTGGTGATTGTTCAATACCACTAAATGATATTGATGGTGCACTTGCATAACCATATCCAGGTTCTACAATAGTAACACTTTGTAATAATCCATCAGTTTTACTTGCAGTTGCAGTTGCTGTTTCACCTGTAAAGCCGTGATCAGTTCCACCACCAGCTCCAGTAAAGTTAATTGCAACACCTGGTGCAGTGATATGATCTTCTAATTGAATTGTTGTTGGTGTTGGAGTTGCTAAAACTCGATATTGTTGTCCAGTAACAAGTCCACCAATTGCTAAATTACCTCCCGAATCATATGTAACTACAGAGCCAATAGGCAAAGCAGAAACCTCAGCTGCTTGAAGTGTAATTGTATCTGTTGTTGTATCGACTGTTTGACCTAATCCAAAATCAGATCCATCAAATACAATTCTTGTTGGAGGAGCAATTGTAAGTGTAGGAATATTATATCCTTCACCGCCATTTGTAATTGAAATACTTGTTACTTCTCCTGCTCCAAGATTAGCAACTAATATTGCAGTATCGTCTACTCCTGATGGTGTACCTGAATCTTGTGGTGTAACTACAGGAGGTGCTATATATCCACTTCCTCCATCTGTTATTGTAATAGAACTAATTACTCCATTCTTTAATGAAAGTGATAATGTACCTGTTTTATGTATTTTAGCTTCAGCACTTGGTAAAAAGGTAGAAGCAAACATTTCCACAAGTAATGGAATATCTTCTGGACCAATAACACCAGGTTGTGTTTGTGGCATTGAAGCCTGGTTTAAAGCTGCTGTTAATGTTGAATCAACTAATTCTAAAAAGATTAATATCTCTGCAAAATAAACAAACCCAGCTGGATGTACTAATTTATCATAAGCGTATTCCCAATCGGATAAGTTTTTACCAGTTTTTATTATATAACTAAATTTTTGATAACGTAAACTATCTTGTAACTTAATATTGTATGATAGAAATCCTTTATTATCTAAATAAGTACCTCTAGGTACAAATTCAATAATAGCACCATCGGGTAAACTAACGGGATCTGAAAGAGTAATTGTTGTTCCACTAATTCCAGCAACACGAATATCATTTAATTTTGTATATATCGATCCATATACTAATTTAGATGAGAGTCGAATATTTTCATTTGCTGCACTAATAACAATAGTAGAACTATTTGTAACTACTCCATTTACTATTGAGGTAACTGTAGCTGGCTGATCCCAATCTCCAGATGATGGTACCAAGGTTTCATTATATGGAAACTCAACTTCTACACTATCATTAAAAAGAAGCCTAAAAAAGATTTCAATTGAATCAGAGCTTCCTCTTAACTTATAGAAATCAATAATACGTTTATAAAGATTTCTTTTATTTACAGTAACATCTCTTGGAATAGCTGCAGCAATTTCTTTTTGCATGAGTTCTAAATAATTAGTCTCATTGCGATCAATATCCATCGCAGCTTCAATGTTATTCATGACCCATGATGGACCTGGACCTACCCAGTATTTAACTATTGTTGTAAGTGTTGCTGTATAACCATTATAACCATTTAAACTTAAGACAGTAAATGTTTTACCAACTTCTGATGTTACTTCTGCAAGTGATCCAGGTAATTCATTACCATTTGTAATTGAAACATTAATATCACTTAAAGATATATTAACAGTAGTACCTGTAGGTGATGTTAATATAAGAGTAGAGTCAGCGCCTGTTTCGTCTGTAAAGAATCTATTGTTTTCGTTATTTGGATCTGGTATTCTAAATCTTGCAAGATTATCTAATACAACATCATTAAATGTTTCAGTTTCCTGATAGATAAATTCGTCCATATTCATGAACGTATAATAAGCTTCTAAAAATTGTTTTAATTTAGTTCTATCTTCTAATATATCAGCAGGAATTAATTGATCAATACGAATATCTTCTTTTGTTTCATGCAATGTAGAGTTTTCAACCTCTACGATACCTGGTGATAAAGAACTTCTATGAGCCATTACTTAAATCTCGATGTTGTTGTATATGTAATTGAGCCAGAAGAACCAGCTACTGCAATTGTATCAATTTGTGGTGTTATTGTAACAAAATTATTATCAATTGAAATTAACTGATCTCTTTTTGGAGCAAGATCAAGAGAATCTGGTATTATGGTTAATCGTATTCTATTTGTGTTATTAGGTCTAAAATTATTTAATGTAAGTTTACCAAGTGTAGGCTCTAATAATCCAGCATCACTAATAACTGTTACATTTTGCCCATTAACAACTTTGTATACAAAGACTCTTCGATTTACTGAGCCTGCAATTGGTTCATCTCCAAAGAAATGATTAGTAGTTGGAGCTGCTGCAAGACCAAATGCTGTTGATGTAAGAATAAAATCAGTTGATGAACCTGATTGATAGAATGGAGCTACAAAAGTAAGAGTATGATTTTGTAACTCGACAACATTATTCGTATCAACGGTGGGTGTGATATATTGAAACATTCTTGGTCTTACAACAGTGTTTAATATTGATGGATCAGCTGAATCAATTGCTCTAGTGAGTTGTGAATGTCTAAACACACCATCAAATTTATTGAGGTTATTAAAGTTATAATCTGAAATTGTATCTCTGACAACTGATTGCAATTCAACAGAACTTCTGTCTGTTAGATTTGGATTATATTTAAAGAATGTATCTAATTCTAAATATGTAAAGTTTGGATCAACAATTTGTGGTGTGATTGATACTACATTCTTACCTTTTAATATCGCACCAGTAATATCTGTTTTCTCAGCTGTGGTTAATGTTTCAGATAAGAGTGGTTTAATTGCTATATAAACTCTACCATAATCTGGTGGATCATTGTCTTCTCCACCCCATGTTGATATTGAATCAATATTACTAAATTCCTTTTTAATAATCGCAGCATAGTCGTCTGAAGTAACTGCTCTGTTTTGAGTTGTAAATGTTAGCGGTGCATTAAATCGTATTGATTCTAATGTTTCAGCCTCAGCACCACCTGCAGCTTTTACTGCTGTAGTAACGGCAATATTTGAATATCCACTTATATTATCTACCATAGAAAATACATTAGCACCATTACTTTCTGCACCTTCAGTAATAACATAATCTAGTGTGACAATATTATTATTAGATGGTTTAAATCCTGTTACACCATCACCAAAAAATATTTCATAATAACCTGATGCATTTTCTTGTATATAATATATTTTGCTCGTTGAATCTACGTTTTTAAGAGATTCAAATTTAGTGTATATATCATATGAACTTGATTCTTCATTTGCTTGTACTCTTACTCGTAATGTTGAAGAATCTGCATTAAAATCTGAGAGTTGAAATTTTTGATTCTCTATATCATTATCAACTCTATATTTAAGTGTTCTAATTGTACCTTCTGTAATTACAACATTACTAAATGTATATGTATTACCTACCAAATTAGCTTGCTGTGTTTCTAATACTACATATTGAAATTCTTCACCTTCAATCACGGTATTTAATTTTGTTCCTCTTGGTAGTGAAAGAACAGAAGGTTTAGTACCAACTTCAGATGAAACATCTACCACTAAATTAACTTGTGCTCTTGGTGATAATATAGACCTTGGAACATATCCAAGAAGCTTTGCTCTTGTAACTACATTACCTCTGATTTGAGCTGAGTCAAGGAATGCTTCATTTAATGAATAATGAGCATTTAATGCATTATAATGAGTATTATATGCTAATACATCTAATAACACACTTAAGCCTGAGCCTTCAAAATCATAATCATTAAATTGTGATTGTTGTTTAAGATAGTTTTTTAGATTTTTCTTTATATCTGCAAAATCTAATTCGGTTACATTTAAATTTGTTGCCATTTTACTTTAACCTTCGTAATATTATTTCAACACTTTCATTAGTGTCAAATTCTTTTATTTTAAAAAATACTTTTACAAAATATGCATTTTGATCAGCCTTTTCTTTTACAATTATATTTTTAATTAATACTCTAGGCTCGTATTTTTTTATAACTTGTCTTATGTTTTCTTTTATTGATATACGAGTAATTGCATCAGCTGGCTCAAATAGAAGACCTCTTAAATTTGCTCCCTTATCTTGAGAAAAAGGTCTTTCATAAAAATTACTTACCAATAAATTTTTTACAGCATTCTTAATTGCAGCATCATCTTTCAAAGGTATAATATCCTTTCGTATTGGGTGTATCTTTAAGGATAAATCTAAATCTCTCCAAGGTTTCTTTTTTGAAACGACTTTAGCTTGAGTTATATCTCCTGTTATTGATTTATCTGATGTTGTTAAACTAGCCATATAACTATTTATATTACTTTTATGATTGTTCTAATTTTTTAAGTCTACTTGCCACTAATTCAGAGGCTGCAGTTGAAAAAGATCCCGTGTTAGCACCAATATCACTTGATTTAAATTCAGCATATGTCTTTGCCCATATTTGGCCTTCAGTTTTAAAATCCCATGTTACATTTGGATATTGATTTAAAAGTTGTGTTTGTTGTTCCTTTAATTCAGCTTCAGTGTATGAAAGATATTTCAAATCATCAAATGTAGATCCACCTGCTAGAGCCACTTCAATAAATTTTTCTGGCCATGTTAAGTCTAAAAACTGTTGTTGTATTTTTTTCTTTTCCGGTATTGTCTTAGCTCGTTTAGCAATTCTATTTGTTGTAAGATTATGTAAAAACATCATATAATGACGATTATATTCTTCTTCTAATTTTTCTACAACTGGTGTTGGCTCTTCAGCGACGGGCTCTTCTTCTGGTACTTTTGGTTCAGTAGGTTGTTCTTTTACTTCGCCATTTTTTTCTTCTACATTTGGTACTTGTGCACAAATACTATCAAAACTAATTGAAGGTGGAAAACTATCTAATCCTAAAGAACTAATCAGTCCATCAAAATCAGGAACTGCCGATTTGAACTTTTCTTTTAATTCCGCTATTTTTGTTGATAATTCTGATTCAGTTGAAATACCTGCAAGGCCTAATAATTGTTGTTGTAAACTATCAATGCTTGGTAATTCAGGTTTAAAAGAATCTAAATCAATTTTAATAGCATCAAGTTTTGCTTGCATTGCGGCTAATTGATCTTTACCACCTTGTAATAGATCTTTTAATTCTTTTGCTTTATCCTTAACTTTATCTAAGGCTTCGTTCTTTCCACAAATCGCCATATATTATCCTGTTGGTAATCCAACATCCACATTAGCATCGCCATCAGCTACGGTTCCTCCAGTCTGTGGATGTATGTGTTGTGTTTGTGTTATATCATTTACTGTAATTTCTCCAGCATCATATACTAAAGCTGCTGTGGCACAAGATAAGGTATGTGTACCATCTATTTCTTCTGTTAGATTACCTGTTGTACCAAACTTCATATTACCACCTGATGCGACTGCATAATCTCCAGTTGAGCTTTGTGAGTATTTTCCACCACTAAATAAACTCATATCATTAAATGCATTAATTCCTAAATCATTTGTTATTTGATAGAATGAATCATTACCTATTGTTGATATCTTATCATTTAATATATTTTCATTTAAATCATTAATGAC